CTAACACCATTTTAGGTGCAGTTACGGTGGCTTTTAGTAATCACCCTCTACATAGAGTAGCATTTGTTACAGCTATAGGTGGTAGATTAGTATGTAACAAAGACACTATGAAACAGTTTAAACTATTATGCAAACAACGGGGCGCCACCATATTACAAGCGTATGGCAGAGAGTCTACTATAAGGCTTTGGAAGCGCTATAATTTTGAACCTCGTAATACTTTGGTGGAAACGCTTTTATGATTATTTCACAATGGAAAAAACTCTTTTTTACCCATGTCGTACCCACATTTATGTTTGGTGGTGACAGTAATACCCCAACACAAACCACATCGACAGTAACGCAAAATAATATCCCTGATTGGTTACGCCCTCAAACTGAGTCAATTATCGGTGCAGCTACACAGAACACATTTAACACGACACCTAATGCTTCTGGTGGGTTGGATATTACTGGCGTAAGACCTTATGTTCCTTACAGCACTAATCCGTCAGATTATGTCGCTTCGTTTAGCCCTATGCAGCAGCAGTCATACCAAGGTGTAGCGAATATGGCGCTTCCGGGGCAGTACGGTGTAGGTACTAATATGGCTTATGAGGGCGGTATTGGCGGGTTAAACAGCGCAAACACTGCACTTAATTATGGAACTCAAGGTGCAGGCTATGGTGCTGCCGCAGCAAACGCAGGGCAAAACTACGTCAATCAAGCGACAAACCCAGCATCTGTACAGGCGTATATGTCACCTTACATGCAAGCTGTCACTGAACAAGCTAAGCAAGGCGCTATCCGTGATTACAACGTATTGCAAACTCAACGTAATGCTAATGCAACTAAAGCCGGCGCTTTTGGTGGTTCACGTTCAGCCGTCGAAAACTCTGAAGCCCAACGAGCTCTAGGTACACAACTTCAAGGTATTCAAGCATCTGGTTTACAGAATGCGTTTACTAATGCTCAACAAGCGCAACAATATGGCGCAGGCTTAGGGTTGCAAGGTTTACAGACGGGTATTACCGGTGCAAATGCAGGGTTGGCCGGTGTTCAGCAAGCGCAAGCAGGTTATGGTTTAGGAGCAAATGCTGGTGCGACATTATCCAATATAGGTACAGCGCAACAAGCGGCCCAGCAAGGTATCTATGGGTTACAGAACACTTACGGTCAGCAGCAAACGCAACAGCAACAAGATATTATCAACAACGCTATCAACAATTACGCGATGGCACAGCAATATCCTCAGCAGCAGTTGTCATTCCTCAACTCTATAGTTCGGGGTTACGCTACACCAACTACCTCAAAACAAGACTATGCAGCAGCACCAAGCGCTCTATCTCAGTTCGGTGGCTTGGCGGCAGCGGGGTTAGGTGCGTATATGGCAGCTAAGAAAGAAGGCGGTAAGATTGAAGAACCTAAAAAGTATGCCGGTGGGGGTCTAGTAGATTTAGCAATTGCAAATGCGATGGAAGGGGTATAAAAATGAGCGATATGAAATCGGCTTTGGCCGCTCAGATTCAAAAGATAGGCGCTGATTTACAGAGCGGAGTGATTCCTTCTACTACTCAAAATATAATACACTTAATGGACTTAAAGTCTAAGCTCGATAAAGCCAAAGCTTTAGAAAGTTCACAAGCCGCACAACAGCTGCATAAACCTACAGTTAAAGACCAGATTGTGGGTAGTGCAGTACAAGAAGCTCACCAAGCTTCTGTCGAAGATATGATGCGCGAACGCGCTCGTATGATGCAAGATGAGGTGGGGCAGACGGGCGGTATCTCTGATTTCCTACCTAAACATACTGAAGAAGCTTATGCAAAGGGTGGTCCGATTGCTTTTGCTGCGAGAGGCCTTGTTCCGGGCGAGACTATGGCGGAGCAGCTAGAACGCTTATTAGCTGAACAAAAAGCTCCCGATGCCTATGTCGGTGCGTCAGAAAGAGTAGCGCCTAAAACGCAAAGCATTCAAGCACCATTAGCTGCAACAGAATTACCACAGGGTTTTAGAAATATGGCGTCTAGAATAGCTGCTGGTATACAAGCACCTAGAGCTTCGTTCGACTTTGCTAACCCAAACCAAGCGGCTCAAGCTCCAGCACAATCACAAGGTTTAGCCGCTTTATATGATGAAGCTATCGGTCAAAACCCAATAACCACGGCAGAGCAAGCGCGACAACAACGCGAAGCATATCTTGGTCCTAACACTGGTATTGCATCTCTGCGTGAGGACATTGGTAAAATGAAGTCTGAAGCAGCTGAAGATAAAGAACGTGCACCTGGGATGGCTTTAATGAAAGCAGGCTTAGCTACGATGGCTGGCACATCACCATTAGCGCTTACTAATATTGCTAAAGGTATTCAAGAAGGTGATGCTGATTATAGGGCAGCGCAGAAAGATTACAGACAAGCACAAGAAAAACAATTAGAGCTTAATGCAAAGCTTGATGCTGCTGAACGTCAAGAAAAAATTGATGCATATAAATTCGGTGAAGATAGTGAAAAAGCGTCTCGCTCAGCAAATACTGCTTTGAAAATTGCTAAAGCCACTGCTGAAAATAAAGCTGAGTTAGACCGCGCTGAGTTAGACCTTAAAAAAGAGAGTAATAGTATTATGCGGCAGCATTATGCTGACTTAAATGATAAATATGACACTGCAGCTTCTGGTGCAGCTTCTGGGTTACGTGGTGATATTAATAATAAAAATGAGCTAAAAGCCCTTGACCAATCTCTAGATTCTGATCTAAAAGATCTGAGAGAGCAGTACAAAACAGGGACTTTAATAGGGCAAGATATAAGGCAGGATGAGAGATATATAGACATAATGAATAAAAAAAATGCTGTGCAGCAAAAATTAGCAGCACTTGCAGGTATAGGTAAGGAGATACAGACTGCGCCGCCACCAGCAAAAGACTATTCATTAGCCGATAAATTATCTGGATATGGACGATAACCATGAGCCGTTTAGACCACTATGCTGAATGGTTGATAGCCAACCAGAATCTTAAAGGTACTCCAAATTTTGAGGCTGTTGCCAGTGCCTATAGAGACCTGAGAGCCACGCCAGAAGAACCTGAGGAAATGCCTGCACCGCAAATGCAACCTCAACCTGAAGAAACTCCTGAACCACAAGGACAGTTAGGTGCAGCTGCTAAACGCGGTGTGCATGCATTAAGTGAACAAGCGGCAGGTATTGGGTTAGGGTTAGAGTCAGCTTTTGGCAAACAAGAAGCTGCACAAAAGCAAATGGAAGCTATTAAAGCTGACCAAGCGAAATCCGCGCAGGGCGTAAAGTCTACCCAGTTCAAAGATATTGAAGATATTTATGGAAAAGAAGGATTGATAGCTGCAGCTAAAGAAGTGCCGGGATACATAGCGGAAAAAGCCTTGGAGTCTGCCCCTAGCGCAGCTGCTCCGTTAGGTGTTGGTCTTGCTGCGGCATCAGTGACTGGGCCTGTTGGTGGTACTATTGCAGGTGCTACTACCGCGGTTGTCCAAATGTTTGGTGAAATGATGCAACGCCAAGCACAAGAGAAGCACAATGCGGGTGAGTTAGAACCGGGTAAAGCTGCTGGTGCAGCTGTCCCTGCTGGTTTATTAGATTACGTCGTTGATCGTGTCACATTGGGTATGGCAAATCCTTTCAAGCAAGCGGTTAAAGAAGCCGCTGAGCAAGAAATTAAAAAATCTGTACTGGGTGCTGTTGCTAAACGTGCAGCTATAAGCGCGCCATTAGGTGCCGCTACTGAAATTGGGCAAAAGGCACTAGAACTAACACAAGCAGGATTGCCTATATATGACGAAGCAGCTAAACAGGAATATAAAGAAGCAGGTATTGCCGGAGGTTTGTTAGAAGGATTCGCTGGGGGAGCAGGCGCTGCATATAGAACTCAAGCACAAAATCAAGAAGCGCCTGCTGCAGAAGAAACCCGTTCTCCTCAACCTGAAGTTGCAACAGAAGAACCTATTAACCAACCAGAACCTATAGCGCAAGATGAAACAGAAACAACAGCTGAAGTCCCATCATATGACCGCGGAACAATTGAGACAGGAAATGCGCCTGAGGTGGAACCTAGTGAAACACCTACCGCAGTATCAAACAAAGAAGAAGTAACTGCCGCAGAACAAGCGCCACCTATAGAAGAAGTAACCTCTGCAGAAGATGTTATTCCTGAACCTGAACAAAAAGTGCTAGATGAGCAACCAGATGCTATTAAAGATTTTGTTGGAAGAGAAACCCAGCATACTGCATTAAAGGCTAAGCCGAGTGTCATAAAAGATACCATCGAGGCATTTAAGAACTTTGATGCTGACAGAGCAGCCCAAATGCTTGTTAGACCAGCAGCGCCTGTCAGTACTGAGCTTAAAGAACGAGGCATCTTTGAGGACGATAAGTTGCGTGGTGATAGCATCATCCATGCTAATAAACAGATAGGTAATGTCATTCAAGCTGCATCTGAGTCGGGTCCTGCGGTACCTGCAGGTGACGGAACATTGAAAGCTTCGGTAAATCCACGCCTTGCGCCTATTAATATCTTTAGAAACGTTGTAGATACAGGTAAAAAATATGGGTTTGATGGCACACAGCAACTAGCTGAAGCTTATCGTATTAGTTGGGGTGAGGAGACTTTGGCTGAAGATGCCAAAATGAAAGCTAAGGCACAAGAGCTAAAAACCCAAGCTAAAGACTATGAAGACATAGCTAATGACATGGCTAAAAAAGGCAACGCCAAAGTTAATGAGATTACAGCGGCAAAAGCTAAAGCGCAGGCATTAAAGAACAAAGCTGATGCACTTGAAGACATCTATCGAGAACGCACTGTTACGCCTGAGGATATTAAAAAGAAAGATGCATTCTTAAAAGCTGCTCCTGAGATGAAGCAGCATATTCAGGACTTACGGGATTTAATCCGTGCGAATGTAGACCTATGGTACGAGACTGGGCGTATAGATAAAGAAACACGCGATCAGTGGAACAGCAAAAAATACTATATGCCTATGCAGGTATTCTCAGAAGCGAAAGGAACATTCGATGATGTGCCAGAAAGTTGGGGTGTAGGTGCAGGCGCCAGATCAGTTGCAGGTATGGAGAAGCGTAAAGGGCACAGCCAAGCGGTTAATCTATGGGATAACTTGCAAAAACAACAAGCGTTTATGACTGCTATTGCCGGCCAAAACCTTGCGAGAAACGAAGCACTAACCCAGTTAGAAAAATACGGCAGTGCTAAAAAAGCGGCAGACCAATCGGATAGTAACAAGAAAGGCAACTATGTTGTATCGTACGTAGATGGTAAAAAGACGTGGTGGGAAGTTAAGAATCCTGCGTTAGTTGATGCGTTTCAAAACTTTAATTATCAGTTAAGCCCGCTGATGAAGATTGCCCAAAAAGGCGCTCAAGTTCTACGGACAACCGCATTAGTACAGCCATACTATTGGTATAAACAATTAGTAATTGACCCTATTCATGCGTCGTTTGTCGGTGGAGTTGGTAACCTTACACCACTTCATTCGTTCACAGAGTTTGCCAAAATATTAACTAATACGTCTAAAGCAGTTCCTGTATTGCGTAGGCATGGTGTTATAGGGCCTGTCGATGTAATTCACGATGCTGATGCTGTTAAAGACCAGATAGGCTATGCAATGCAAGCCAAACCTATTAGTGTATCTAAATTAGCTCATGCGCTCACAAAGATACATGAGGCAGCTGACGCATCAACAAGAGCTGCGGCCTATAACAAGGCCTTGGCTATGGCTAAACAGCAGGGGTTAACTGGTGATGCTGCTGAGAACTTTGCGGTTAATAAAGCTAGAGAGTTAATCAACTTCTCAGTGCATGGGATTTCCTCATCAGTGAATACCATGCGGAATATGGTGCCATTCTTCTCAGCGGCATTGAACAGCTTAGATACTACGTATCGAGCAGCTACAGGGCATAACCTTAATGCTAAAGAAGCAGCTAAAGCTAGAGCAGATTTTAGAAACGCTGCTGCCTTGACGTTCACCCTAACATCAATTTACACATTGATGATGCTCCAAGACCAAGACTATCTAGATGCTAAAGGAATTGATAAAGACGGTAACTGGCTAGTCCCATTGCCTGATGATGAAAATGGTCGGCATGGGTTTTTAAAAATACCAGCACCTCATGAGATTGGGTTCTTGTTCAAAACACTACCTGAACTATTAATCAGAGGCATGATGGATGACGCAACTACTAAGGAAATTCTGACGTCTATTGGAGAAGGCGTATCAAGAAACACACCTCCTCTTATGCCTATGGCACAGATAGTAAAACCTACAGTAGATGTTACTAGAAACTACAATGCTTTGACTGGCGCCCCGATAGAAAGCACAGGTCAGCAACGGTTACCCGTTGAACGTCGTGGTGAAGCTTCAGCATCTGAGATAGCTAAATTTGCTAGTGATGATTTAAAAGCTAAAAACATTAACCTGTCACCTGCCAAAATAGACTACTTAATTCGTGGGTATTTTGCTGAATGGGGTGCTATGGGTTCAGCATTGGCAGACTCTATGATTCGCACTTACAAAGGTGAAGATAAAACACCTACTAAAGATTGGTTGAATTCTAAAGAAAACCCCATGCGGTCTATGTTCACCAATCCTATATCTTCCAGAAGCAAAGCTCAGTTATATGAGCTATTTGAAAGCTCACAACAGATTGTTAATTCAGTTACAGATTACCAGAAACAAGGCAATGTAGAGAAAATAAAAGAGCTGATGGCTGATCCAGAAACTAAAAAACAATATGCCACTGCAGCGGGGATGAAAGCTTTTATAGATAAAGAAGCTGAGTTTAATAGACAAATTAAGATCATATCTAATAGACCAGACACACCTGCTAATAGGGCGTTGATTAAGTCTTTACAGCGTAAAAGTAATGATAATGCTAGTAAGGCTATAGCAGTTGCCAAAAAACTAGGACTGCCCTACTAAAATTAAACCCCTGAAAAGGGGCTTTTTCTTATTTACTGTATTGGTGTGTCTGGAATAAACCCTGTAATGTCTTCCATTATAAATTGCTCAACACGAACATTTACCGCGGTACGTCCAAACCCATACATTAATCTGCCTGCTGTAGAGCCTACGTACATACCCTCTGTTGTTAAGTTATCAATAAAGCCTTTATAGGGTAGCTGCTTCTTAGCACACCACTTGCGTAGCGCACTGCTAGCAATAGACAGAATTTTAGTATCCGCATCAAATCGCGCGAGAACTTCCCTAGAAGGCACCAATAACGGTGGTTGCTCAAGACCTTCAGAAAGATTCGCATACCCTACGAAAATACTACCATTACATTCATTCAAGAACTCACCGAGTGAATTCTCCCTGCAATCACTTTCATCGTGCAGTGCGGTAGTTACCTTGCCTATGTTGGCCAACGCCCAAGTGGTAATTTTCTTAACGTCTATATTATGCAAGTTACAACGATGAGCTATCTCTAACCCCGCAAGCGCTACAGCACAAGCTGCTGAATAGAACCTATGCTTTTGCGAGAAGCTAGCCTTTGTATCGAATTCACGACGAATGTCTCTAAACAACTCAATGCATTCTTCTTTATTGTTGATGATGTACTTAATAACTATTTCCCCAGCCATTCCATAATTGCTATACAGGTGGTCGGTAAAGATAGTGTCTGACTCGTCCTTCGTTAAGGTCTTATCATGGTCTACATAAATTTCCAGTACCCGCATCATCTCGCCCTCTGGTCTTGATTTGTAAGACATAAGAACATCGTAGATGCTGTTGTTACCTGAGGTGATGCAGGGTAGCTGCCATGTGGTGCGGTTCTTTCTTAATGCATTGTGCTGTGACTGCATACGGTCGCGGCCTTTACCTTGGGAAATCATATAGGCGATGTTGCCTATCTCTTCAGGTGTTAAGTCTGTAACCTCATCAATGCACATAGGCATATTCTTAATCACACCCATTGCTAACTGTCTGGCTAAAGGCTTGTCATCAAACGTCATTAAACCTGCTTCTGGATGCCCCCAGATGCTGTTAGCCATTAACTGGATAGTGGTCTTACCCACACCAGACTTTTCATTTGTCAGGTGCAAAATAAAACCTTTAATTCCAGAGAATCTAACTAAAGGCGAACCGAAGCTTACCCCTAAAGCAAACGCACGTGCTTCGTTGCCGGGTTTACCATACAGGTTAGCTATCTTAATCCACTCAGGCAAATGCCCTAGATGAGAATACTTTGGTGCGAACTCTGCTGTACTTGTAGATGGTGGGCTGTACTTAACACCATCCATGCTAATCAGTCTTGTGCCTATAATGAATGACTCATCATCGTCATGCCAACCGAACTGTGACCTAGCAATTTCAGCAACATCTGTGTTCTGTAGGCAGTGAACGTAGTGTGCCAGATATGCCATAATGCCTGTCATCTTAGCGTCCATAGCGGAAACCCCTTTAGATGCTAGAAGCGTACGCGCTTTATCTTTAGACAGAATATCCTGTAGCGGAGCAACAAACTCTTCTACACCGTCTCTAGGCATATGCAGTTTAATAAGCGCCATTTCACCGTATTCTTCATCTTTCAGCCGTTTCTCAATATACAGATCGTTTTCATAGATGAGTACATCGGTCTCCATTTGGTCACCCTCTGGGTTATCCTTGGCTAACGGAGATACTTTCTTCAAATACACACCACCATTAATGCCTCTGAAATAAGGTTTAGGATATGCAGGGATAATCAGGGTTGTTTCTTCACCAAGACCTTTATGCCTTACTGTAACGATATTGTCTTCTGGGGTAGCCTCTGGGACATATACACCTAGTTTAATAGGTGAATTGATACTACCTTTATGAATACACGTAAGGCATCGTTCCTCACCAAAAACCTTTTGGAACTCTTTGCATGTATGTACCCCAGTTTTGCATCCGTTGGCTTTTTGCTCTGTGGAATAAGGGTCATAGTCATCATGCTGGCGTGACATTAAATGAATAGCTTTATCACGGTCTTCGCAGTATTGAGGAACCGACAACGCAGAACGCCACATGGGTTCTGACATTTCATTTTGGTGCGTGTACGCATAAACTAATTGGTGGCAGCCGTTTCCTTTTAGGCTGAGCTTCATAATGCGCGAGAAGTTAGCAACAACACCTTTAGCTAAACGCTCAGTAATATCATCTTCTTCTTTAACCCCGAACGAATAAACTCCGGACGAACCTTCAAAGTTAATAGCGGTTTTTAACGCTGAGAACGCTATAGCCTCAGCAAACTCGATCACCTTTACTTCTTTCTTGTTAGTAGGTGACTTGTAATTAAATGTATCTGGCACCCGTAGGATTCTTGCTGCATCTGCAGTTACGCTAGGGTCTGCTTTCAAACCATGCAGTACGCAGGTTTGTTTTAAATGATCTGCGACTGGTTTCCAGTCGTTGTATGAAATCTCTTCGGTTAACACCCAATAGCAGTGCAAGCCATTACCTGAGTCTACGACAGTAGGGAAAGAAAGACCTAACTCACTGCAAAATCTTTCGAGTTCACTTAAACCTGTCTCTTTATCTAAATAGTCTTTCTTCGGGCCACAATCTATATCGAGCCAAAACGACTTAAAATACTTGGCGTTCGTAGCAAGTCTGTTTTCATTAGTTCGAAACTTAGTGCATCCAAAATATATGTCGTACTCTTGAGCCGCTAACGTGCCGCAGTATGAGACTGCATCATCGAGATTATCGAAAAACCTAGACTGGGGTTGACCTCTTTTTAAGCCAAGTATGCAGTAATAACCCTGCTTGGCAGTGACGTGTTCTAAGAAATCGCGCTTATCCATAACCAACCCAAAATAAAGGGGTAAAAAAGGGCGGTACTAAGACCGCCCCGCTTAATCAAAAAAGGGAGAGTATCTTAATCGTCCCACTCTCCCAGTAAGCTATCAATATCGGCTGGTGCAGCTACTGCCTCTGCTTTTTTAGCTGTGACTGCTTTCTTAGGTTCAGCCGGCGCTTCTTCCTTAACAAACTCAACTACGTCTTCATCTTTAGCTTTAGCTGCACTTGGTCTAGTTACTGCGGTTTGTACTTTCGGTGCATCTGCTAAATCAATTGATGCAGGGTCAAAACTAATAGCATTAATTGCTTCAATGGTTTTACCTTTCTCTTTAGCAAAGTAGTATTCTTCTTCTGTTAAAGGTCGTACTGCACGGAAAGTAATTTTTGGGGTAGATGAGCTAGTATCAAATCTAGCTTCTGTTACTACACCTGTCACCTGCACGCCATTCGCTTTCAAGAACTGAGCGTACGCTGTCAAAGGTAATTTGCCATTTTCGCCTGTACCAAATAGTGATTGGGCTGGTATAACTAGCTGGTATACGCTTGCTTCGTCACTTAAATCGTTTTCTAAAACAACAGCAAGCCTACGGCTATAACGGCAAGCACGAGCTCCATTAGCGCCAGAACCAGCAATATTTTGCGGGCATGCCGCGCATGTTGATGCTTGAGGATTTTTGATGGAAGCATCAGGTTTATCTCCGTTTAAGCTAGTGCAGTCTGGGCGAAGTGCTTCACCCTCTACAAAAGTTTTACCATAAAACGTACGGCTGTTGTTAGGCGCAGCTGCAACGATAATCATATTCATCGCACGGTCTTCGTTCTGTGCTACTTCTTTACCGCTAACAATCATGCGCCATACAGAACCCCTAACTGAAATGCGTTTGTATGTAGACGAACCGCCTGCTAATGCACTGGTTGCATCATCTTGATCGTTACGCAAATAAGCTGGAACACTAGCACCGTTTGAAAATAAAGCTAATTGACTCATAAGTATTCTCCGTAAATTTCTGAAGTTTCTGTTTCTGTTTCTGTTTCTGGTTGGGTGGTAGCGCTACGTGCTTCTAAGAAGGTGTCTACTTGTTCCTTAGAAAACCTAATGTGTCTACTACCCAGTCTTGTGCATTCCAGCTCGCCTGAACGAGTGTATCTGCGTATGGTTTCTACACTAACTTGTAAAAAGTTAGCCAGCTGCTCTGCTGTTAATAATTGCTCGGTCATCGTGCTCTCACTACTCTTATTGTGTATCGACTATCGGAGTTAAGCCCCTTTGGAACTTCTCCCTCGTTATCTGCCAAAAAGGTTTTTAAATTGCCTTGATGGATTCTTTGTTCAAGCAAATTAATCGCATTATGCTCTCTAATAAAGTCATACATAGACGACCAATCAGATGTCCAATACCGAGTGGTAACAGACCTAGATATAGTACCAGCAGATGTTTTCATACCATCCACACCTGTATCGCGACACATATCCAGTAACTTATTAGTTACGAGTTCTAATTGCTCCTTTAATCTATTGTCCTCTTTTTCATACTCCTGTTGCAACAAAGATCGTTTGTCCCGTATCTTCACATACGTCGCTACTAGCTTATCTGCTGTAATTTCAGCCATGACTATCTCCTATAACTAAACACCACTTATACCGTGCGGGAACCGTACTACATATACTAACACAACTTAATACTACTTATCGACTTCTTCGTCTAGCATAGCGTCAAATAACGCATCTATAAAAGTAACAAACAGCGCTACCAAAGCCGCCACCCCAACTAACATAACCCCAAAAAATCTTAACACATGCATACGCCCTCCTGATTAAACCATCAAGTGAATACCACTACGACCACGTTTCCGCACTCCAACCTGTCCTTCTATTTACAGGTAGTGGTATTCCTTCATAGTGCTTGTCTTTCTAAGCTGTCATGATAGAGGCAGGTGCTGTGTCCTTCCTGCATGATCCAGATATGTCGCACTACCCTAGTGTTGCCACCGATAGATTAACTTCAGCGTGTGTAGCGTCCTACACTCTCTCGATTGACGCTTGCGTATCAGCCTACGCATTAACCATCACGGCTGGCGACCATTCCGGTGCTGATCGACTCTCATGGTGTTCGTCTAGCTTACTAACCAATTCCTAGTGTCCGGTGCTTACGTTGTCTATAATCGCCATGCGTGATGGTGCTGGCCTTTAACATCGCCAGCGCGGATGTGATTATGCTCGGAATTGCTAAACCAACATAACCAAACACCAATCTTTGCCCAGAGGGTCTTTACTGCTCACCTTTTAACTCGCAGGATGAGGACTGCGTGGTGTTATTTTCAAGCTCAAGAACACTAATAGTCTGATGGCTACTAGACAGAATCTCAGTAGTCGAGCCACATCGTTCACCGTTATAGCTGGTTACGTTATCCAGCAGTTAATTCTCTGACAAATTAACTCGTAAATACAACCGCCATCGTGTGCATGGAAATCATTTAAAAAACCATACGAGGAGCAAGTTCACTATGTAAGACTTGGATAGCTTTGTATTCTCGGATTTTGTAGGCCAATAACCGATAACCGCCTGATAACACCCACAGGGTTAAAGCTCTAAAATATCTTTGTATAAGTCCATAATAGAATCCAACATTTTACCTTTCTGTTCAAGGGCTTTATAGAATCTTTCTTCAACCGGACTACCTGTTAAATGCACAACTGTGCACGGTGCATCTTGTCCTGCCCTATGGATCCTATCGTTAGCTTGAATATATGTTTCGTAGCTCGTTGTAGGATTCCACCAAACAATTGTATTGGCTGCCGTTAATGTTACGCCATGACTGGCGCTTCGTGGCTGAATTATCAATACCCTTGGGTCAGGTGTAGTCTGGAACCTGTCAAAAATATCTGTTCGTTTTGATACAGGCACTTTACCGTTAATGTTGTCTACTGTCAAGCCCTTTTTTGTTAAGTAGTCATTTATCATATCAATATTGTGTCTAAACGTAGCAAACACAATAACTTTCTTGCTAGACTCTTCGATAATTTCCTCAAGCACACTTAGCCTGCTGCTACAGTCAAACTCAATAACCTCTTTGTTATCCGCATAGACTGTGCCTGATGCAATTTGCAGGAGCTTGCCCAGATTAACCGCGGCATTAACCGCGCTAATATCTTCCCCAGCTGCTTGGATTAACATCTCTTCTTTCAGTAATTTGTAGTATTTCTTTTGCTGTGCTGTCATAGGCACATCACGCGTAATGTATGTGCGTGGTGGTAAATCTAAGCACTCTTCTTTCGTGAACCTAATCGCAGGTTGTAGTAGCTTATGCACATAGGCATTTGCCCCCGGCTTCGGGGTGTATTTAAACTGCGTGATCTTGTACATAACCTCATCACGAAAGGCATTGAAGTACTTAGGCACTGAGTTAGGGTTCATCAACTTGGCCAGTCCATATGCATCAAGTGGTGATTGAGACGCAGGGGATCCTGTTAAACCCCAAAGCCATGTATTAGCTGTTATGAGTGTATTCATCACTTTCCAGCGGGTAGTCTGGGGATTTTTATAGGCGTTGTACTCATCTATGATAATTAGGTCAAAGCCGCCCTTAGCAATAGTATCAGCAACGGTTTCTACCCCATCAAAGTTAATCACTACAATATCTGCTCCACTATTGATAATATCAATGCGCTTTGTTTTTGCCCCGTGCGCCACATCTACAGTTCTATGCATAACACTCTTAAACGCATCGCCACGCCATGCGGAACTCATAATAGATAGTGGGCAAACCACAAGAATGCGGTTAATAATTCCATGTGTCATTAAGTAATCAGCAGCCCACAGGACACTACTTGTTTTGCCGCTGCCCATTTCGTTGAAACAATACGCGCGTTTATGTAACGTAAGAAACCCAGCTGTTTCCCGTTGGTGGTCATAGGGTTTATACAGCCCATGCCAAGGGTAGTCTTTCATAATGGGAGAGGGTATGTCTTTAATGCCGAGGTTTTTCAGCACCATGCACTCTTCTAAACCCCAATGCACAACCACCTCAGATATATCACCTATCTGTCCTACTACTTTGCTTTTGGGTATAACTTCAGTAACCCTATCAGGTTTGCGCAGGCGCAGCTTGAGTGCTTTGTTATTTACGATTTCCATATTGCTCCAGTAACGCTGCTTAAGGCAGCGAATCTAAACGGTTTCTTCTGTTATTTCTTCAAGCACATCAAACAAAGCAGGGCGGTTCAAACTCTTGTCAAAATACCAAGACCGAATAGCTTGTTTACAGATCTTTCTTTCTCGTTTGGCTATAAGCAAAGCTAACGTAGCAAAGCTATCGCTATGCCGTTCTATAATTGAATCAGGGATACCTGCTTCGTTAGCTAATCTAGTTACACCTCGTGTCGTTACGCGCATTATTTTTTCCGGTCATATGTGCGCTTAGGCTTGTGATCGCTGTCACGAGCATAGCTTTGGTTTTTCTTAGAATCCCCGACGAAGTATCCGTCTGAGTTAGACCCACCTTTAGACAATGCTTTAACATGACATACGTCTTTGCCTTTACGGGCAACACCTTTCTTATCTAAAGTTCGTCTCGCTCGTTGTCTTTCCATTCGTGCTTCGTGGGCACCGGGTCTTGCTTTCTCTAATTTTGTTTCGTGAGCGTAATCGCGGTTTTCTTTCTTGATAGGCATGGCAGCTCCAGTTATTGCTTCCCGTTATGAGGACATGATAATACGTCACACCATTTCTTGCATAGCCCATTAGGTTTAGGGTTCCATACGTTAGTCTCGTATGATGCTTCTAGCTGTCTTAGTGGGGCATCAAGCTTTGCAAAAATATCAAATCGACGCTCAAAAGTGTAATCTTCTTTAACAAAGCTGTTACACACGACAAATAGCAATCCTGCTTTAATAGACTTAACTTCAGGATACATCAGGAATACAGCAGCAGCCATTAAAGCCAGCTGTTTAGTATCCGCATACTTCGCACTTTTGCCTGTTTTGTAGTCTAGGATACGTGCAGTATCCCCATTAATAATAACAAGGTCAGCTACTCCTCTGAACCATACGTCTGGTGCAAAGAAATCACAGGCTTCTAATTTACCATCGCGTCTAGCGATGCCTACTTTTAACTCACAATGCTTCTCACCGGGATAGGCATTAAGTTTATCTAGCAAAGGCTGAATAAATTTAAACTGGGTAGGGATGGGTTTACCATCCCTAATGTATTCCTCAGCGGCAAGATGCAGATCTTTGCCATATATAGTGGCCTCAGAATCAGTAAACTTAACTTCTTTTGTAACCTTCTCGCCTTCATATTTTTTAGGGCAAGTGATGTACGTTGAAATTGAGCTGTAGCTCCACGCTGGAATAGAATACATTGATACCCGTTCTTATTTAATTTTCCCCATTTTAAAATCCAAGCTAGGCCCGTAACCACCCTCTGCATCTAATGGAATATCTGGCATCCAAGCAGGGGGTATTCGTAACTGTTCAATCACAAAACGTAATACTGAATCAGCCTCATTTTCAGGGGCTAATAGATACACTGCGTCATGGATCGTAAGCAGGATACGATGTTTCTTTTCAATGCGTAGCATGGCTTCTGCAATAATACATCTGGCCATTGCTTGTGTCAGGCCTTGAAATACTTTGCTGCCATACAGTTTATCACGTTCGCGTCTATTTTTCAGAACCGACCATTCCATGCGTGGGCCTTTAGTAGTTTGAACTGCTGTTTGCTTTAAGTCTGGGTACCGCATATGCAGACCCGATGGCAACATCGCGCCTTCTGACCCATATATTTCAATGATATTGTCCCGTCCCATCCGCATATACTGATTATCACGTACTGCGTACAGTACCTGTTCACCTTGCTCCCATGTGTTTACTACGTGGGTGTACTCGTTTCGATATAGATTAACCATACGTTTAGCTTCCGCTTCACCTATATCAATTCCGCTCATTTGTTTAGTCTGTTGCCGTAATTTTTTGTGTCCTGTCCCGTAAATTAGTGACAATTGGGCTGTTTTTCCCATAAATCGCTGTGTGTCATTAATCTCGTCATAGGGTACGTTATAAACAGTAGATGCAAAGTCTTTGTACAAATCAACACCCCGCCCCAGCGCTGCTACCTTATCCATCTGGCCTCCAAATGCTAGGCCTAACCGTAATTCGATAGCTGATAAGTCAGCACCTACAATCACATAACCTTCAGGAGCGATAATTGCGCTTTTCAGTTTAGACTTGCGAGGAAGATTTTGTAGATTTACGCGATCACAGTTGTGTATAAGTTTGCCATTTGCCACATACCTATGCCTAGGCCCACAGTTTTTAATGTCATATACTGGTTCTAGCATACTTTCTCCTATTTATAATATCTTCTTCTGACAATCCGCTTTTAAGCCATGCCCGTACGCATTCGTACGTCAAATCAGTACGTATGCTTAAAACTCTCCGTATGACTTCTCCATTAGCGGAGCGTTTGTATGCACGTTTATTTCTTGCTTGCTCTGATCTTGTAGCCCACCGCAAATTACCGGGCTCATAATGCCTATCATTGTCTATCCTATCTATCGAATAGCTTGCATCGGGACGCACACCTATATTGTCTAGCACCCATTTAGTGGCATCTGTTGGAGAGGAAAACTTAAACTGGGTACCTCTACCTCCATAATTGTGATACCCCTCAGAGTTAGGGTTATTGCATCTTGCGCACGCACCGTTCATAACGGCGTAAACTCTCTCTACTTCTGCAAGGTCGTGAGGTGCCCAAAACTTAATTCTTATTTGTGCTTTGGCTTTGTGCCCTAATTCAGCGCGTCTTTTTAACTCTGCTAATGGAATTGCTTTAGCATTATCCATACACTTATCTGCACATTTACGGCACTGCATAGACCTATTAGATAGTAAGTCTTTTACCCTAATTCTTGATTGCGACCCGCATACGCACTGGCAATGTAGTTTATGTTTGGTTGGTACTGCTAAGCTTTCTAGCGGCGTCCACCGCGTCTTGGGTAACTGCTCCCGCAACTTTAATTCTACATTCTGCCTGCATTGCGCTATGTAGGCTTCTCTCCCCATCTTCGGTGAATATGACATGATCTTCTGTCCCCGTGATTCCATCCCATGTTATGACTTCGGCAAAGCCATTAAATACAACACCTTCGTGCTGAACAAATGCTTCCCCATCCCAGATAAGGTCATCTAGTAACACATCAACAATGCGTTTTTCGACAACACCATCAACTGCATCATACACAGTTAGCCGTGTATCGGCAACTACACACGCACTCCAACGACCTGTTCTGGCTCCGTAATACAACAAAGGTACAGGTAATAAGCTACTTCTGTTGGGGCGTTCAGCAATTGCGATAAACCGCTGACTGCGGGTCTCTTCAAGTGTAGATCTAGTGCCCAGCCTAGCTGCAACAATCGCTTGTACCCTAGGGTCATCATGTTCAGCTAAAGCTTTAAATCCTTCATCAGTCTTGGCAAAGGCATAAGTCTCTACGCCTTTACTATTATGCTTCATCGGAGGTTCAACACCAAACATATCAAGCACTGAAGCAAACTTCTGGTTAGACATTAAGTCTTCTTTACTGACCCCGCAGTCTATTAGCAACTGTTCTTTTTGCTGCTGTACATCTGCTAAGTGAGCTTCTAATACATCTCTATCTAATAACAGCTGCGGGTCGGTGTACATCCTAATGGTTATATCAATTAGCTTTAATTCTGCTGTTGTGAACTTAGGACGCATTGCCATAAACAGTTTATACGTCAGCTCTACGTCATTGGTGCAATACCCAGCATATGCCTCGATTTCAGCTTCAGAGAAATCAGCTCTTCGCATACCAATAGCGTTATGTACTTCGATACCTTTCTTACCTAACTCATAATACTCGGCTAATGCAGCTAAACTACCACCTACTGATACTGCGTGTAACGCACGTGCCATACTCAGAGTACATACAATTGCCTTAGGGTGAATACCGAATCGCCAACCAAGAATAGCACCATCAAACATGGCATTGTGAGCAACAACCATACTATTAGCCCAATCAAACTGAGATAACCACTGCTTAGTAGCTTCAAAAGACCCAGTAAACCATTGGGTCTTCTCGTTATTTTTCTTTACAGCAATACCGATAGCTTCAAAGCGAAAGTCATTTACATATGCTTCCGTAGTCATCTTAGACAACGAGTATTCTTTTGAGTAAAAAGATTCAAAGTCGAGTGTTAGAAGGTTCATCCAAAATACCCCAAGACACGAGCTGCCCACAATGCATTTGTGGTAATATGCCCTGCAAACCAAAATCTTATAATCCTTCGCATCACTAAGATTTGCCCAACTGCTTGGCCTATTAAGTCTTTATCCCCCTCATCAATGCAATTAGCAGACTCTCTGTAACCTAACAAACACATAACTAATATGTGTGCTGGTATAGATGGGTCGTACCTAAGAGGTATTGTTTTGAAACCATCAGTCTCTTTCATCTTTTATCCCCTCTAAGTACTTATCTGCCATTTGTGTTGCCACCTCTTCACTAATCAAAGCGGAAATATCTTCGCCTTTATGCCTAACCGCTTCTACCCAGCACTCCTCTGGGTTCCCCGGGTCTGACGAAGTCTGTGCCTCAGGTGCTTCATAATAAAAGTCTACGTCTAACTCAATACCTTCAAATGTGAAATTCATTTTTCATCTCCTTCAGAACTTGTTTAAGTTCATCTAAGTTATGCTCATTAACCACTAGTGATATACCACCAGCTTCTTTTATTCGATTCAACTCCCTATCTTGGAGTGCCGTTGTTTTGCCTTTTCCTGCTTTAGCTTCTATACCTATAAACTTACCGTTTAAACACCCTATGAAGTCTGGAACACCTATCTTGGAGTACATCCCACCAATAGGCATAAAGTAATAAACACCATATTCTTTTAATAGCTTGGTTATCTTATCTTTAACCAAGCCCTCTGGCGTTTTCGCCATAATGCCTCCTCTTGGACTCTAATGTCCGTTCAGTATTTAGCACTCTTGCGCAAACGGTGTGGTATAGCTTGGTTGGATAGGCTGTTTCAAATTGCTCTCCGCAGTACCCACAAGTTTTAGTCATCTTAGGCTTTAAGCTTTTCCTAAGCAGTAGTCGTGCTTCATAAGATAGAGGCATCGGGTTCACCAAAAATAATTGGCGCAATCTCTTGCAATTGTCTTTCAATCTCTGCTGCTACATCACGCACTTCTTTCTGCGCGTGTTTAGTGTTGCGAAGTTCAATAAAATCTTTCCATGCTTGGTAGTTACCAGCTACATATAGTTCAGTTGCTTGTGCTTGGGGTAACCAGAACCGTGCATCTTGTTTAGACATTCCGGAACCGCGCAATTCGTTGTACAGCTCTCTGGCTTCTTGTTCAAACAAAATAATAGAGTCTTTCGTATCACTATTTAATTTATCAAACCCCGGCGGTCTTATGAATTCCGCATCAGATTCATCGCAATAGCGACTAGACCGTACAAGATAATCAAGATGCTTACTACGAGTAAGTTGAGCGAGGCATACTCTACTAATGCCTTCAACTTTAAATACGACATGACCAAACCGTAAAACACTAAGATGTCCGACACTAATAATATGAGCCAATCGAGTATCATCATTCCCTTCTCTCCCGTAGCATATTCCTGAATATTTCCCTATCAACATAGGGTCCGTATAATTTTCTAGCGTAACTTTCATAAATCATCCTCGATGTGATATTTTTTCTTGCCATCAAGATAGGCTTTGTGAGCTTCAGCAGGATCATGGTATGTGCCTAAACTTTTATTTTTGCCATCAACCCTGATCCTAGCCCACCATCTTTTTAATTGTGGGTGCCATGAAACACCGGCGTACCCAGATTTGTTGTTTTTGTTTAGCTTAGTTCTGTTTCTCCCATTTAATCTATCTGTGGCTAAACGTAAATTTGATATTCTATTATCGTCTCGGTTTCCATTTATGTGGTCTATTATGGTTTTAGGAAACTCTCCATTTACATATAGCCAAGCTAATCTATGTGCTTTATATGAAATACTATCAATACTAATTAGTCGATACCCTTCATTGTTAGTGCCTCCAGCTATTACTCCTTGTTTAGCCAAACCACTTCTGTCGTTCCTCCACACAAAAATCCCTGTATCTTGGCTATATTCAAGTAACTCTTTTAGTCTTTCATGGCTAACTTTATCTCGCATAAAAATACCTCACTTCTAATTTGTTATAGGTATAATACGCTTTTATTTTGTTATGTCAACTCAAGTTAGACGGGTCTGTGTATTGTTCTAATGTAACTTTCATAACCCTAAAAAACTCCATTCAATTAACTTACCAACAGCCAAGCCCATCATTGTCATGATGATGAAAAACATCGCAGTAACTCTACCTCGTAGGTGTACAACTAAGCTACGTTCCTCCCATTTCCTTTCTTGTTCTTCTTTGTACATGTCGTACATTAGTTTCTCTTGCGCTTTGTAATCATCAAGTAGCTGTTTAGCCTCTTCATACCGAACAAACTCACCTTGCTCTGACTCTTTCATGCGCCAAAAATGTTTTGTGCTGTATCTTTGCATCACCAAACCTCCGTTCCAACCGTATGTTTATTGTTTGCTTGTATCCGTCTCTTCCAACTCAGATGAGATTCTCTGTTACTTACCATCGGTACAAATTTTCTGCGATTCAATCGCGCCTCTGATAGCGCTATGCTTAATGTGCTGTTGGCTATTCTGTATTCTTTTCTAATCATTAATCACCCCCAGGGTGTGTAGTTCACCAAGCTTTATTAAGAACAACGCTTGCTCTCTTGTCATGCGTGACGATCTCACCGCTAACGTATCGTTTTCATCGTAACCTAGTATGAGTACATCATTTAAGTTCATTTGCTTAGCATCATCTAATGCTTGCTCTACCGTGTAAGTGGTTGCTGCAGGTAACTTACTTACCTTCATTCGTTTTCTCCCGTTCTGCAAGCATGGCATCTGCCATCGCATAACAATCTTTCGCAATTTCAAAGCGCGTGTCGTATGGTCCAACAATCCATGGCCTTGTGTTTAAGGCCTTAGCCGCAAAATAATCGCGCAAGGTAATTCCTGTTTGACCATCAGAATCTGGAAACGCTGGCCCACCGTTTTTATTATTCATCCGTTTTCTCCTTTAGCTTTACCAATTTCAGCAGCGGCTCTTACGATTGCTCGCCTTGTTGCGGCGTAAGGGTCGTCACCGTGAGTTTCTGGATGTATGCCAGTTAATTTTTGTTTAGTGTGCCAAGGAGTTGTTACGTCGGTGACTGCACCCCAATGGCAAAACCCACCTATATTAATTGTCATATTAAGTTTCACCGCCAGTCTTAGCGCGTCTGCATCAGAGTTAAGAGGATTCCAACCATGTGTATCACCGGGGATCTTGTAGTAGTAATAGATAAACCCGCCCTCATCCTTCCACTCCTCGGATAAAAGTTCAATCCCAACCGCCTTAGCTGCAAGTTCTAATAGCTCTTTGTCGTTCATCGTATTTTTCCCGTTTGTTTTACCCATTCGTTTTCTCCCTTAGCTTTAGCAATTGCCCGAAGTGCATCACCTAAAACGCCTTTTTTGTCGGCGTAGTAGCTCATGGGAAGCTCGTCGCCGGTGTGAAGTTTTGGTAGGGCGTTGATTAATGCTTGAAGCAACTCATCCCGTTGTGAAGCTTTTATTTGCAATTCTGTCAGCTTATTTTCTGGCACTGTAACCGTGCTAAATTTACGCTCATAACCTTCCGGTGGTGTGCAGGTATGTACCCAATCTGGGTTACCTGATAATCGTTTTCCACACCGTGGGCAGAAGTTAAACCTTACCGCTTGCTCTTGGTCTGCCTGTCCTTGTATCCCCGCACCTTCAACATGCTCTCGAAGTTTGCTTTCTCGTTGTCGTCCATCGCTTTCGGCAGTATGAACCCCTTCATCCAATTCGACCCTTTCTTCGGTGGCTTTTTTGTTAAATATAGCTTCGTAATTTTCATCGAATCGTCTCTTGTTTGTTGGGCGTGGGGTGCTACCCTTGCCGCCGTGTGTTTGGCCTTTCATTTCTTATTCTCCATATCTATGCATCTCTGGCAGTGTTATTCTCGCAAACACTCGATGGACATCATCATTTACAGGCAATGACTCATGGATAAAATGATTGTTGCCATAATAGACGGTGTTACGCTTCAGTATGAACGGAGAATTTAGTTTTATCTTTGAACAATCCCCGCCAACATCTGGCAGGCCATCAAATTCACCTTGCCAACCTAAGCATGATTCATAGTTTGAGGCTAAAATGATGCCACCCGTCTCTGCGTTATATGATCTTTGGTGAAATTGCGACGTAATAGCTGGACCGTTTTCCCCCACTTTCCACCCACTACCCCAATCTAATGTGTCAGCATCGTAGTTACCATCCGTATGAGGGCCTCCACGCCTTAACGTCTCTCCTTTGTGTAACTTTTTCCCGTGGATAGTTAAAAACCCTACCCCACTGGCATTGATACCGACTAACAATTGCTTAGCCACCCCTTTAAACAAATCGTTTAACCCTTCCAAGGTCAAAAGATCAAATGGGATCATTTGGTATTCACCTTCTATTAAAGGTAACTCTATTGTGTTTGTCATAGTAACTATACTTTTCATTTCTTAACCTCAATTAACACATCTTTAACTTCCATCGTACGACTAGCCTTTAACTCGTTTAGATATTCTTGTAACCATTTAATTCGATTCTCCCTATTACGAACCTCTGGGTATTTTATTAAGTCTAACGCCTCACCTAACTTAGCTATAAAATTACTTCTATCAGTACCCCTTTTAGCCGCATACTGATTTATCTCAGCGTTACCCGATAATTCTGCCATCCTAGCGAGACTATCTTTCAAGGTATCAATCTCGCTGTATAATTTAAGCATTTCATGTTGATGGCTTCCTACCAAATCGTGGTCGTTTATTAAGTCTAATCGCGCAGCACTTAGATCACTGATGTCTTTAACCAACTTCTTTATTAACGCATCATTGTCCCGCTCTGCTTGCTCGTAACCCTTCAGATACCCTGTTCTATATCCTTCGCTTAGTTCTTCAGGCGTGTAGTCTTTTATCTTATCCCCCTCGTCATCATAACCATGCGATTTAAGTATCAATGTGATTGCTTCATGGAACCATTCTGCTAAATGCTCAGGCACTCTACGTTCTACCCATGTATGTTCTTCGTTCATCTTATTCTCCCCGTTTCTTTAATTTGTTTCTCGGCCTCACGTCTTACTGCAATGGCTTCCTCTAACGTTTTAAACGTGCCTAAGTTGTAGTCGATGCTCTTACACTTCATACGTGCTACGTATGTACCGTTTGGTCTAAGTTGGACGCCCTTCGGTAAACCTTTTTTAGCCACTGAGACAGCATTACTTAACTTGCCGTTATCCCTGAGTTCTTCTTCAGCCGCAACTCGGGCATCAATAGCTTTACTTAACGATTCGAATGACCCAAGGTTGTACTCGACCTTGTTAAACTTAATCTTCACCCTATAGGTTTCATGTGGCGTTTTATGCACCCCAGTTGGTAATCCGTTAGCGCCAATCACAGCAAGTCTAACGCGTCCTTTACTACGACCGTCTTCGCAGGGTTTCATCGACCACTCAGACTCAATCGTCATACGTGTTGTCTTCGGTTTGTTACGCTTAGCTATTGCCATCATTGCTTCGCGCTTGGTCTGTGCCTCCTGCGGTAGATATGCACCTTTCAGAAACGTTGATGCCATCTTATTGAAGGTTGGTTTAGCGTCACCTTGGTTCGGGTACACACCATGCTTATCAAAGTACCGCTCTGCCGCTACCAATGCCGCTACGTTATGATCTAGCATGAATTCTTCATATTCACGTTTACTGAACAACGCTGGCTGTGTGCCTGATGTAACAACGACAGGTTCTGGCGCTCCGATACGCTTTCTAAATGCACGGAGGGTTGTATAGGGAAGCTTGAGTAACTCAGCGGCTTCCGCGTAGGTGATACGGTCAGTCATCGTTTATCCTCTATACCAAACAGCACATTCCCCCAAAAATCTAATTTTACTGGGTGTAAATCGTGAATAAGCCTACTTGATTCTGGTAGCTTAGTAATGTAAGCCCTTGCATCGTCTTCACACTGAAACGCTGGGGATAACTGACCTTCACGCCATAGCCCTTCTTGGTTAAGCTCAATAGTCTTTTCGGTTTGGTTCCACCCACAACTATGTTCTTTATAGATAGCTATTACCCATACACTATTCATCGTTATCCCTCACTGCATACCCTGCTTTAAAACCTTCGTAGTGATACAGCCACATATTGGCGTGTTGCTCTCGGCTAAACGGTTGCTCTCCAATCGTTGCACGATGCTCTTCGGATTCGTTACAAACCCTGCTCGCATAATTACTGGCTTTTATATGGAGTTCTTCTGCTTCGGTCATCTCTCCTACCTCTGATGTTTAATTAAAGATTGCTGTCCTTCGTCCAGCTCCCACGGGTACTTCGTACCACAGTCGATGCACCACTTCATTCTCAAAGAATAAAATAGTCCCATCCCGACCTTGCATTTAGGGCATATGTTTTTTGGGTTCATACTTGCTCTCCATCTTAGGTATGTCATCTATCCACTCGTCAGTTAAGTAGATGCCGTATAAAGCGAGTAGCCAGAAGACTAAAAGCAATCCGTTCATTATGTTACTCATCTCATTCTCCAGCCCCTTCAGGGAGCGACTCTTAATAAAATACTAGATGTCCTGATTTAATCAGTCTTTTAGGTGTTGCATACCTACGCAACATTTTCTTCTCGTTGAAGTACATATAACCAGTAAGCGTAGGCTTACGAATCTCTCTCACAGCTAGAACCTCGAAGGGTTTCAGCGAATCTTTAGCAACTGCGTTTGGTTTTTTGTCCCAGTACCACGAGTAGGCTCTTGGCTTTCTCATACTACTACATAGGGATACTTGCTCCTGCTTGGCGCGTTCGATGGCTACTGATGCAACATACCGTTGCGTGATTACAGGTTCGCCTCGACTTTCAAAAAACACTATCATCGCCAGACAGGTAGCGGACATCATCCGTTACCTCTACACATCATTACCTCACATAATACCTTTTAATACTGCCTGTTTTAAACTGACACATGGTCGCAGTTTAACACGCTTGCTTGGCGGTATGTCAATCGGTTCGTTGGTATTTAAGTCTCTGCCTTTCTTAGCAGGGGTGTCAAGCACGAGGATAGTGCCTATATCTTTAACGGATACACTACGTCCTTTTGCTAGTGACTCAACAATCATATCGGTGTACCTGTCCAGTATATGCTCTATCTGGCGCTGTGCTACGCCTGTCTGTTCACTGAGCTTCTTCGTTATCTCTCTGTGTGCTAGCGGGCTCATTGTATTCTCCTAATTGTCGTTTCCAGTTTTCGTATGCAGTCTTAGGACTCTTGGCAATGCCTGACCTGTTTCGCCCTTTGCACCACCAATAACCCTGTTGTTTAGTCAGTCTCGGTTTCATCGTTTCTTCTTAATCTCTTCATAGCGTTCTGTCACATTGGCAAACGTCCACTTGTTATGCCTCGGATTTACTGAGCGTGGGGTTACCTTCTGCCACGGCAGAGTCCAGAGATTAATCGGTGGTATCTTCATCACCAAACCAAAGCAAAAATATCAGACAGCAAATCACATGAGCGGCATGGGGTAATTTACTTTCACAATCTAGCCACTCCCCATCCGAAAGGGCATTTAAATGCCTGTGTGCGGCTGCTCTATATCTACGCCTTGCGTCTGGAACGTGCTTCCAATTGTCTTTACCATATCCTTTGGTGAAAGCACCGAACATCAACACCTTGACCACCTCATCCATCGGTTTCCACGGGACTAGCGAGTAGTCCAGTTTGTCACTATCGAACTTCTTACCTTCACTCATCGTTTACCCCATATATCTTCAAGTGCTACTCGCCTAGCATCCGTGGTTAGCATTCCCTTTGTGCTTATTAACTCCCATACCTTGTCACAGAAGTCATCGACCTGTGTGTTTGTTGGTTTAATCTTTTTAGCATCTAGCCTAGCGTATAGCCAGTTTTCATCTTCGTCTGCTTGATTGGCTTGTTCAGCCATACTGCCTCCTACGTAGTAACCAAAAAAATGCCCGCCTGACTTCGACGGGCTAGCGGAGTTTACACATGATGTGTTATTGAGCGCGATGACATTATGCCACCATGCGAAAATCTAAAGAAGAAACCCGTTCCTCTAATATGTATAGACGTAGAACACCGTATCACTTATCTTAACGCCAACAGAATTCTCCTCAAACTCTGTGATTTTTTCTTGTAAGTATTTTAGCCTATCTCGTAGCCAATAGGGAAGCTTACGTTGAGCGCATCGAATTGCGGGGATACTGTAATCTACAAAACTTAAAGATAAATAGCCATCGTCATCTATCTCAACCCTTATCCTATCTACATCGGGAAGCTCGACCTTCCTATAGTCGAGCATATTTATAATTGCTCCCATCAGACACCATATGCCTCATGTTTAATGAGGTCTAGCATAAGTCTATCTGCCCTTTGGTTCTCATCAATTGCATCAAGTGCGGCATCTAGTATCTTTACGAGGTAATCTCTATTTAGCATAGGCAGTATGTCAACACCACGCAGGTAGATAGCATTAAGGTCTACACTTTTTAAGGTCTCGACGTCTTTGTAGTAATCAACGTCATACTCAATATCATTTATCACTACTGTAATAATCATTAGCAGCCCCTTGCTCTAACTAGAGTGGATACAATCAAAGCGACAAACGCTAATCCTGATGTAATACGCATCACCCATAACTCATTGCGTAATGCCTTAGCTTCATCGACCATACGGTTGAGTGCTTCGCTTCTGGCCTTAGCTTCAGCGTCTATTATCTGTTGTATTTTCATCATATCTCCTCCTCGCTTACTACGTAGGAATCATATTCGTTCTTGTATTGATGCAAGTCAGCCAAAGTCAGGCCATACTCTTGCAATAGTTCAGACACAACCCACGGGTTGTCATAAACAAAGTCCTCTATATCATTAGACTCATTACGCGCAGGTATCCCACCCCACTTAACAGATCCACCTCCGTACCATCTGTCGTCATAGTCAAACTCAACTTTCTTAGGGTCACGCTCAGCAGGTAACGCTGCCCAGTCCATTGCGATACAGGCATCGACTAACAATTCAAGAAACGACAAATCTTGACGCTCATTCTTAGTATGCTGGTCGTAATACCCTACGCTGAGATTGATACACTCTGGCACAGTCTCGAAGAACGAATAGCTGTCAGTAAACGAACCTGTCGGATCTTTCTTATAGGGTAAGGCAAACGATTCTATGAAGGCATCAGCAAACGCATCGCTACACCCACGCTCAGACATCTGATGCGTGATGAGATTGTCAGTACCCTTACGGTCGAACGACACGCAGTGTTTGATATGCTTAGGCATCGTATATGCTGATGACCCGATACGACCCTGCTCTTCAGTAGCAAAGAATACATACAACCCCGGCACTTGCACCTGAATCATGCGAATCATCACATACATACCTGACCCACAGTCAGCACCGAGTACCCCACCACCTACGACTGACACGGTGTTGTTCTTGATAGCTAATATGTTAGTGCCTAGCTTGTTATCGACTGTGTCTGTATGCGCTGTGAAGCAAGTAACCCCGCCTAGGTCTACGGTGACATTGTTATGCCCGTCTACTACGTAGGAAACGCGCAGTTCTTTGAGCAATGTTGTTGTTACAGCAAGGTTCTGCTGTGGGTTATTAGTCGGACGTTTAGTCTCAAGAATTGTTTTTAGTATTGGGTTCATGCCGCTTCCTCCTGTTCAGCCGCGGCTCTACGGTCACGTTCGCATATGGATATATAGCCTTCCTCGTATTTGTTGGCATCGTACTCCCCGTCATGCTGGATTACTACATAGGAATCAAACACATTTACTTGTGTACAGCACGCACCGCTACGATCTATGTCCCGCTTATAGTCTATATAAGGCATGAGTAATTCTGCATCGCAGATGTCGTTATCGTATAGGTCAATCTCACTACGCGGTGTACTGCCTTGATAGAACTTAATCTTTCGTATCTTAGCGCCACATAACGAGGCGTGTACAAACCCAGCATTATCTAATGCTACCTTCATTTTCTCCCATTGCCCGTATATCATCGGGTAGTGCTTATTGCGTTTGTTATAGAGCGCACGAGCAACAGGTTTACCCTCACAAAACAACACAACCAACTCAACATCTGAGTCGTGATACACCATGAGCGGGTGGACATTCCCCCAATTATCTTTCGACATACAGGACGACACGATGCCGTCATAGTCTAGCCTTTTATAGATCAGCAGTATATCTGACCAGTCACTAAAGAACTTAAGCTCAGCAGGTGCCATGATAGCGGCTTTCTGTCTAACCCAATCGTTAGACATTGTGGGAAAGTACTTACGCAGGAACCTACCGGGCTTTATTTGTTGTGCTTTGTCATTGATGATATGCCTATCGGTTGGGTAGTATGCAATTAGGTTGAGGTCTTGGGTACTACGATGAGCGCCTAGCTTAGGGACTGTTGGGAATCCTTCAGGTAGTGGTTGATACTCGCCTGACTTGATACGTTCTGCCGTCCTACGCTCTGCTAAACCTTCCCAGTTTGCTATTCTATTGGTAGTGGTGGCAGGACTATTGAACCTGTGCATGACACCGTTTACAAGCACACCGCGGTTACGCTGGTGCTGTGGTTTTTCATAGCGAAACGTACGTTTCGCATAGTCGTTGTAGTATCTAAGTAAATCTGCTTCAGAGTCGCGCTCCAATAAGCGCTCTATCTCACTATCTGAACCACCTGCCACATTGTACAGCCAGTAAGCGGGGGTGTGCTTGATGTCTACATCAACTCTATTTCTGATTAATTCTTTTATCATGGCCATCTC